TTGAAATAGCAGAACTAGATCAGTCATTCAATGTATTGGCTGACGAGAATCAAGATATGGATGGCGCAAAACTATTGCATTGGACTGCTGGCATTCCACATTTTGATTTTTATAAAAACGCTAGAGGAGCAGAACATTGGTGGGCAGAACATAACAAATGGAACTCATAAGCCAAGATTATCTTGAGCAGCAGAAGTTGTTGCACAAGAATCAAAATTATGGAGTTGCATCTAAGCAAGTTGCCTATCTTGTTGACGATTTAATTTTAAAGTTTCAGATCAAGTCATTGTGTGATTATGGTGCTGGCAAGCAATTATTAAGAAAAAGCATTAAGCAGCAGTTAGAGAATTACTATCCTTATGATCCAGCTTTCCCAGAATACGGTGAGCCTACAGAAGCGGATTTAGTTTGTTGCATAGATGTGCTTGAGCATATTGAGCCTGAGCTGCTAGATAATGTTTTAGATGATCTAAAAAGAGTTACAAAGCACAAGGCATTTTTTACAATACACACAGGCAAGGCCGCAAAGATTCTGGCAGATGGAAGAAACGCTCATCTAATACAAAAACCGATTCTGTGGTGGCAAGATAAAATTAAGCAGAAGTTTGTTATTGATAGCTTGCATCAAAAAGAGATGACTGTGTTTATGTATTTAAGTGCAATCAAATAACTGTTACGAGGTAAATGATGTCCGGTCTTAGCCCATCAAACATTATTACAGCAGAGCCAATCACGCTAATTCAAGCGAGGCTGCATTTAAAACTGGATACCGCAGGTTCACCTCCATCCCATCCTGATGACGCTCTGGTGACCGCTTTGATTAGTTCTGTAAGGGAATCCGCAGAGAAATATACTGGGCTGGCTATTGCTAATCAAACTTACACTCTGACGCTTGATGCTTTTCCAACTGAAGAAATTGATCTGCAAATTTCAAAAGTTAATTCCATCACATCAATCACATACGTTGATACCAATGGAGCAACTCAAACTTTCTCATCTACAAAGTACACACTGGACAATGTAGAAAAGCCATCAGTTGTAAATTTAAACTATAACGAAAAGTGGCCTGATACAAGATTGCAGCCAAATGCTGTCACTGTAACTTTTAATGCTGGCTATACCGACAATGTAAGTCCCAATAGCAATCCAATTCCTAAAAGCATCAATCAGGCAATGCTGCTTTTCATTGGTCATCTTTATGCTAACCGTGAGGCAATCAATATCGGCAACATTGTGAATGAGATTCCATTGGGAACTATGCACCTATTGGCGCAACATAGAATTAACATTGGACTATAAAAATGCTTGCTGGAAAACTTGATCGAAGAATTACGATACAGCAGCCAGTCGAAACTCAAAATTCGTTTGGTGAAGTTGTTGTGTCATTTACCAACTTTGCTGAAGTGTGGGCAGAAGTGATCCATGTCAGCGGCAGGGAAATTTCAACAGCAGGACAAATTTTGCCAGAGGCAACTTTAAAAATAAACATTAGATGGCTTGCAGGAATCAACGAAAAATTTAGAATCCTGTATGAGAATGTGGCTTATGATATTCAATACATTGCCGAATTGAAACGCAGGGAAGGATTGCAGATAACGGTCAAGAGGCCAGAATAATGGTTGAAATGAAGATCGATGGCTTGAAGGCTTTAGATGAAGCACTCAAAAAATTGCCCATTGAACTTCAGAAAAAAGAACTACGAGCAGCAGTTGCGAAGTCATCGACAATCGTTAAAAATGAAATGATTGCTATAGCACCTGTTGATAAGGGAAGATTACGCGATAGCATATATAGAGCATATTCAAAAAGTAAATCAGATTCAGGTAGAGCTACTTATGTTGTTGGCGTAAGAAATGGTAAAAAGAAAAGATACGTTCGCAATAGAAAAAATAGAAGGTTAGGTAGAGCAGGTAAAAGTTACGAAACAGATGGAGAGGCTTTCTATTGGCGGTTCATAGAATTCGGAACGAAGAATATGCCAGCACGACCATTTGTTAGACGGGCTTTTGAATCAAAGAAAATGGAAGTAATTGATTCGATTAAACAGTCTTTGACTAAAGCAATTAAACGAATTGCCAACAAATACAAAAAGAGATGATTGAAGAACAAGTATTCGATGCGTTGAAAAGTTTAGTATCTAATAGATGCTATCCATTACTCATGCCTCAAAATCCTACTTATCCTTCAATCGTCTTTACTAGAATTTCAAGCACACCTGAGAATACATTGAATGGTGGCGCGACAATAGATCAAGTTAGGTTTCAGATAGACAGCTATGCTGAAACATACGCAGGTGCAAAAGCACTTGCAGCATCGGTTAGAACAGCAATGGAAGCAGCAACATTTAAAGGATTGCTACAAACCGATCAAGATTTTTTTGAGCCTGATGTAACAATCTACCGAGTTACACAGGATTTTTATGTCTGGCGTAAATAGAAAGGGGCAATAAAATGTCTAGCAATGCAATCGAAGCACAAGGCACGACCATTCAAATTGGTACAGGAGCAACTCCTACTTGGGCAACAATTCAAGAAGTTAAATCTTTTACTGGTCCGGGTGGATCTGCTGCGGTGATTGATGTAACCGATCTATCGTCAACTGCAAAAGAAAAACGTATGGGCTTGCATGATGAAGGGCAGTTGAGCTTTACCATGAATTATTTGCCTGATAATGTTCAGCACGCTCTGTTGCGTACCAATCGCGCTGGTCGTGTTCTGACTCCATTCCGTCTTACCTTTACAGACACATCTCCAATGATTTGGACGTTCAATGCTTACGTCACAAGTTTCTCTGTGTCTGGTGCAGTCGATGGTGTCATTGAAGCAAACGTGACTCTTGAAATCACTGGCGCAATTACTGAGACTTAATCAATGGCGATTCTAAACAAAGATGCCATTCTGAAAGCTGACGATCTTAAAAAAGAGATTGTTAGTGTTCCAGAATGGGGAGGGGAAGTAATCATCAGCGCAATGACAGGTTATGCGCGTGATGCTTGGGAGCAGCATCTTGTCCAATCTAAAGATAATGTTCTGAGTAATATCAGAGCAAGATTGGTTGTAGCTTGTGCAGTAGATGAAGAAGGTAACAGATTGTTTACTGAAGGCGATGTAATTGCTTTGGGTGAAAAATCTGTTGCTGCACTTGAGCGATGTGTAAAGGTTGCCCAAAGACTGAACAGGCTAACTGAAACAGATTTGGATGATCTACAAAAAAACTAAGACTCCGACCGGAACGAAGATTTTATTTTGACCTAGCTTTAAAACTAGGAATTCCGGTCGGTGAAATGTTACGAAGGATGGACAGTGCAGAACTGACTGAGTGGATTGCTTATTTTAAATTACAAGAACCATCAAAGCCAAAAGCATCCGATATGCTGAAGGCGCAATTTGCAAACCGTATTGTAAGGAAGAATGATGGCACTAGCTGATTTGGTCGTTAATCTTACTGCGGAGACTGCTCAATTTAGAGTAGCGATGGAACGTGCTGCTGCTACTACATCAAAAACTTTTGACAAGATGTTGGGCAGCGCAAAGACCTTTGCTGCTGGATTTGCTGCTTATTTGTCTGCTGATGCTTTAGTAAGTTTTACTAAAGCGCAGATAGATGCAATGGATGCGCTAGATGAAATGTCACAGAAGATAGGGATATCAACTGACGAATTATCTAAGTTAGCTTACGCTGCAAAATTTTCTGGTGTTGATATAGATAGTTTGCAGACTGGACTTGTTAAATTAAGTAAAGCAACTATTGATGCTGCATCTGGAACCGGATCAGCTAGTGACGCATTTAAAGCTATTGGTGTATCTGTAAAAGATGCGTCTGGTAATCTTAAATCAACAGAAGCATTGATCTATGACATAGCAGATGCGTTTGCTAAGTATGAAGATGGTCAAGGAAAAGTAAATGTAGCAACTGATATATTTGGTAAAGCTGGTGCAAATTTAATCCCAGTATTCAATGGAGGTCGCAAAGGTCTTCAAGATATGGGATTGGAGTTAGAAAAACTTGGTGGTGTTGTAATGCCACAAGCTGCCGCACAAGCCGCACTATTCAACGACAATTTAGATAAGCTAACTGTACTCACAAAATCAGCGGCAAAAGGTTTTGCGAGTGAACTTATCCCTGCTATCAATGATTTTTTATCAGCGGTTATAGAATCACAAAAAGCAGGAGAAAGTTTTTTTAATACATTAGCTTCTGGCTTTCAAAATAGTATTACAGGAGGCCAAGATTTAGATAAGGCAATTTCTGATGTAAGAGAAGAATTAACTGCACTTCAAAATAATACAAAATCTTTTTTTGAAATGAGAGGTATTGATTTTGTTCAAGATGTTTTAGGTATGCGTAAAGAAAAAATAAAAGATTTAACTGCAAAATTAAATTCTTTATTAGAGTTGCAAAAAAAATTACAAGATCAAAATCAACCTGTAAACAATGCTCCTAAAAGCGTAATAGCAGTAGCATCTTCAAAAGATAAGACCGCTGAGAATAATGCGAAGCGAGTATTAGACCTTATCAAGTCACAACAGCAAGCAGTAATGGAATTAGAGAAAGGTAAGAATGCAGTTCTAATTGCAGACTTACAATCTCTAAAAGCAACGTCTAAACAAATTGAAGAATATAAAAAGTTATTGTCTCAAGTAGAAACACTAACTAAAGCAAAAGAAGATGCAAAAAAAGCAGAAGAAGAAACCAAAAAAAGACAACAAGATTTAAATAAAATATTTGAAGATGAAAGAAAAATAAAAGAACAGATAGGTTTAACTGAAGAACAGATTGCCAGAACAAAAGCAGAATCGCTTGGAGCAACTGCTGATGAAATAAAAGAGCTAATACTATTACAAGAAACAAGAAAAGGTTTACAAAAAATACAAGAAGATAATATTTCATTCGATAAAATTCTTCAGGATTTAGCGCAGGAGAATGTAAGTCTTGGAAAAACAGAAACCGAAATATTAAAAGATAAGATTCTTGCTTTTCAAGGTGTTGATGATGCACTCAAAGATTCTGCGCTAACGTATCTGTCATATAACGATGCGATAAAAGAATCACTAAAAAATCAAGCTGCTGCTGAGTCAGCGATTAAGTCACTGCAAACGCAATATCTTTCTTTGGTAATGACAGAGAAAGAATCATTACTTGCGTCTGAAGAATTTACAAATGCAACTAAAGATCAACAAAAAACTTTATCGCATTTATTTGATACGATTCAAAGAGTGAAACTAGCAAAGGAAGAAGAACAAAGAATACAAAATACTCAGAATCAGTTGGCTTCTGATTATGCAAATTTAATTGAAAAGACAAATGATAAATATCAAAAGCTAGAAGAAACATTAGATAACTTAACGCAGTTGCGTGATGATCTGGTTAGAGCTGGTTACGATGAGGCAATAGTAAATGAGCGAATAACTATTGCTATGAAACAGCAGAACGATGAAATTATGGGAGTTAAAGATAGTGCAAAACAAGCACAAGATACTTACAAAGTTTTAGGACAAACAATATCTTCAGCTTTTGAAGATGCCATCATGCAAGCAAAAAGCTATCAAGATATTTTGAATGGTATCTTGACTGACATTGCTCGTATTATTTTACGCAGAACATTTACTGATCCATTGCAGCAAGCCTTTGAAGGCTATATGAGTAGTGTTGGCTTTCCTTCATTTACTGGCGGTGCTAGTGGCACTAAACCATCCGGTACTGGTGTTGCTGCTTTTGGTCAAGGTTCAAGGGCTAATGGCGGGATGGTCACTGGCAATAATGCTTATCTAGTGGGCGAAAGAGGCGCAGAAATATTTGTACCGAATAGTAGTGGCACTATTATTCCTAATGGTCGTGGCATGGATGGCGGCGGTGTAGCAGTCAATATAAACAATTATTCTGGTCAGCAAGTGCAGACTAGAGAAGTAAAAGATGCAAGAGGTAACAGAAGCATCACAGTACAGATTGGTGATGTTGTGGCGCAAGAAATTTCTCGCAATGGCAGCAATGCAAATACAGCATTAAAGACTACATTCAATACCAGACCTAATCTTGTAGGAAGATAACATGGCTGCATCATATACATGGCCGGGATCATTACCAGCTAGTCCGTTGATAGATTATGTAGAAGAAAGAAATTTAAATATTCTCTACACACCAATGGATGCTGGTCCTGCAAAGATGAGGCGCAGAAGTACATTGCCTGATACGCTCAGAGTTAATTACATACTGACAGCAGCGCAGGTAGATACATTAGATACTTTTGTGTTTACTACATTGTCTGGCATTGCTCGTTTTAATTACAATCATCCAAGAACAGGCGTGGCTGAAGAAGTCAGAATTGTTCCTCAAGGTGAGGCAATGTACACAATCAGTTATGAGAGCAAAGATTTGTACAAGGTAAGTTTGACACTTCAGGTTCTGCCATGAGCCGTTTATCTTCTTTATCGGCAGCAGCAGTATCAGCACTTTTATCTCAAGAGTCTAACGATACATTTATTACTCTGCTCACAATTACTGGTACAGGCATATCTCCCGCTATCAGACTTGCAGATAATTACACTCAACGAATTAGCGAAACTTCACAAGAAATAACGTATGGAGTTGTAAGCAGGTCAAATAATTATTTGTTCTTGCCATTCAATTTAACTCTGCCAATAGAAGATGCAAACCAAGCACCAACTTGTAATCTAGTTATCAATGATGTGACTAGGTATTTAATTGCAACGATAAGGAATATATCTTCACCACCTAGCGTCAATATTGAACTGGTTTTAAAATCAAGTCCTGATACGGTAGAAATTTCATTGCCATCATTTTTGATTGGTGGAATTTCTTACAATGCTGATTCTGTATCTGCTAATTTAACTTTGGGTTCATTGGCTCAAGAGCCGTTCCCTGCTCATACATTTACACCAGCTTACTTCCCGGGATTGTTCTAATGAATTATTGGTGGAACGAATATGTAGGTATTCACTATCAAGAAAAGGGCAGAGCCAAAGATGGAGCTGACTGTTGGGGATTGGTGCGTCTTGTATATCAAGAGCAATTCAATATTGCTTTGCCGACCTTACTTGATGAATACGAAACAGCAGATAAAGATAGCATTGCAGAATTAGTTTCAATCACCAAAGAAGGATGGAATCAAGTTGATAATCCTTCTGCTGGTGATGTAGTCGTATTTAATATTATTGGTCAGCCAGTTCATGTAGGGATAGTCACATCTCCCGGGATGTTTCTTCATGTACGCAGAGATCAAGAAGCCGTTATAGAAAGGCTTACTACTGGAGTATGGAAGCATAGGATTGTTGGCTTCTATAAATACGAAGAAAAAAAAGATAACGCTATCAGCTTTGGTGGGCTAGTCCATCCATTGAGGACTGAAAGAATTGATGGTGTTGTGCCTGAAGGTTTATCTATTTCAGAGATAGTAAATTTTCTTGCGGTAAATAATAATTTAAATACAAATTATGATGCTCTCATCATGCTTAATGGAAAAGTTATTCCTAAGGCAGAATGGGAAATTGTAATTCCTAATCAAGGTTCAAGAATTGAATATCGTGCTATAGCAGGGGACGATAATACTTGGAGAATCTTAGCAACGATTGCTGTCATAGTTGCGTCTTATTACATTCCGGGATTTTTTAATTTAAGTGGATGGCAAGCATTCGCTGCATCTGCTTCAATCAATATTGCTGGTTCGTATTTAATCAATTCAATATTCCCGATTAGACCAGCACCTACGATTGATACAAATATTAAGCAGCAGAATTTGTTGCAAGGCGGTAGCAATCAAGCTAATCAATATGGCGCAATCCCTGTTGTGCTTGGTCAGTATAGATACACACCTCCACTTGGTTCAGTTAATTATGTAGAAGCTAATGCATCTACAAGCTTTTTGAAGATGTTACTTGTGTGGGGTTATGGGAAATTACAAGTTTCTGATTTGAGAGTTGGCGATGTTGCGTTAAATAGTCTTGAGCAAATTGAATACGAAACTTTAAATGACTATGATGGAACTCAAGACAGCACCTCAAAGTTCAATAAGATATATGGTCAAGATGTATCTCAAGAATTTGTAAATGTAAAACTTGAGTGTAGTGAAAAAACTGTTTCTTCAGCCACAAGAACCAGTGGTGTATTGACTGTGAATACATCTACTGCACACGGTATGTCTAGTGGATGGTTCGCTAGGGTATATACAGGTTCTACTACAGTCGCACAAGGAACAATTACTTATGTAGATGCAGATACATTTACTTTGCTTAGTGCTGGCACAGATGGAAGTGTCACAGCAAATTCAACTACTGGCTCTCCATGGACTGAAAAAGTTATTGCTGATCCATGCGATAAAGTAACTGTTACTTTACATTTTCCTGAGGGATTGAGAGCCATTGTATTAGAAGGTGGAAATGCTGGTAAAACATTTGAAACATATTTTAGAGCGCAAGTACAAGTAAGACAATTAAATCCAATTACATTATATCCATTAACAAATTGGGGAGACGTAGATCAAGTAGTTAATCAAAGCATTCTTAATTTTGATAATGCTTTTTTTAATATAGACAATGATGAACAGTTAGAGCCTGTATATAGATGGTCAAGAATAAGTCTTAACAGCGCAAATAAAATAATAGTAAGAACAGGAGCATTTACTACAAGCGTGAATGCTGATCCAACTGGCAATCTATTAACACGATTGCAGAATGCTTCCTTTGGTTTTAATAATGTCTATACAAGACTTCCTGATCTTCCTGCTGGCGAAGAAGAACTATGGCAAGTGTGCGTATATGGGAATAATATTTATTCGACAGTTGATAAGCGTGGGCTAGGAACTGCAAGTGTTACTGGATGCAATCTAACAATGACTGGTTTGCAAGGAACCATTGCATCTGGAACTATCACAAGAGCACAAGTTGATTTAATTAGATATGGCGGTGCTGGAGAGCCTTATTGCAAAAGAAAAGATGCTTTCTCTGTAAATATTTCTTTTGATGTTCCTAATGGACCACAAGAAGTAAGAGTAAGAAGAACAAACGACAGCGAAAAAGAATATGTAACTACTAGTGGAAATAAAGCGACACGTTTCCATGATTGTTATTTTGTGTCTGTAACTGGATACGAAAATACTAGACCAGTTGTGCCACCAAAAAATTTGGTCATGACTGCTATACGAGTACAGGCAACGAATCAATTAAATGGGAACATTGATGGTATCTCTGGAATCGTTACTTCTGTCTGCAAAGATTACGACATAGCATCAGGCAAAACTTATTCTGTAAATGGCTCTAATGTTTGCACTGTCACATACAATGGTCATCCCTATGCTGTAGGTAATACAGTTGTTTTAGATTGCACAAGCGGCAGTGGTATTGATGGAACTTATACAATTACAGAAGCAGACATCGATACTTTTAAAGTCGCTATGGTTGTAAGTACAACTTCAGGCAATGTGACTATATCTGCTGATCCTACAAACTGGGTAACAAGACCGACAAGAAATCCTGCAAGTCTATTCCGCTATGTATTGCAGCATCCTGCAAATGCTCAAGCAGTTGGCAATAGTCAAATTGATTTGCCATCATTGATTGATTGGCACGCATACTGCAAAACAAATAAATTCATGTTTGATTCAGTAATAGCAGATCAAAAAAGTTTGCTAGATGTTTTGCGTGATGTATGTGCTGCTGGTCGTGCGTCACCTACTATCCGAGATGGTAAGTGGACGGTTATTATTGATAGACCTAATGCAACTATCTCTCAGTTCTTTACGCCTAGTAATAGTTGGGGTTTTGAATCAACCAAAGGTCTACCAAATATTCCTCATGCTTTTAGAGTTCAATTCACGAACTCTAAAAAAGGTTATATACAAGATGAGATGATTGTATATAACGATGGATACAGCAGTTCAAATGCTACAAAATTTGAAGGCTTAACTCTCCCGGGAGTTACCACTACAGATCAAATATTTAAACACGCACGATACCATCTCGCACAATTAAAGCTGCGTCCAGAGAAGTACACATTAAATGTGGATATGGAGCATCTAATTTGTACTCGCGGAGATAGAGTCAAAGTTACCCATGATGTTCCATTGTGGGGATTAGCTACTGGCAGAATTAAAAATCGCAATAGCGGAACAGAATTGGAACTTGATAATTTAGTTCCAATGGATGCAAGCACACAATACACAATCAGAATCCGTTTGGCTGATGGCACATCTATAACCAGAACAGTCGCAGCAAAATTAGCTGATGGTTATTATTCGACCATCACATTGACGAGTAGTGTCACAACTACACAAGGTGCTGGTGGCAATCTATTTATGTTTGGTGCTTTGAATTCTGAGTCTGTTGATTTAGTTGTGCAGACTATTGAGCCGACAGATAATTATTCTGCTCGCGTAACTTTAGTTGATTATGCAGAAGCAATTTACTCAAGTGATTCTGAAACAGTACCAGCGTTTGATAGCCAGATAACTTTGCCTCCAATAATTGAGCAATCAGTTGTTACTGTTAAGCCTACAATTAGTGAACTAAAAAGCGATGAGTCTGTCATTGTTGTAATCTCTCCGGGTCAATATCAATACAGGATTAAAGTGTCTTTTGTAAATGCACAAACAGTTCCAAAGAGTTGTAAATTTGTAGAAGGTCAAATTGTTTCTGCTGATGATTCTGGCGATGAATGGGAAGGCACAATAAATGTTTCAGTTAATGCTGCTGCAATTTATTTTAACGAAGTAGAAGAAGGCGAATCTTATAAGATGCGTCTGCGTTATGTGACAAGCGATGGCAGAGTAGGTCCGTGGCAAAATACTGTCAATCATACAGTTGTTGGTAGAACAAACCCGCCTAGTCAAGTCGGAGTAGGATCATTAAGTATTAAAGATGGAAAATTATTTTTGTCTTGGCCTGAAAATCCAGAGATAGATATTGCAAATTACGAGGTAAGAACTTCTGATTCTAATTGGGGATCATCTGGTTTTATATTTCAAGGAAAAGCTGCATCTTGTTATGTTGAATTTCCTATTGCGGGAACTTCAACAACTTGGTATATAAAAGCCATTGATACATTAAAACTTTATAGTGAAACGGCAAGATCAGTAAGTTACACATTAACTGCGCCAGCTAACCCTGCAACTTTAACTGCCACATTTAGTGATACTGCATTAACCAATGCAACAATCACATTAGATTGGCCTGATGTTACCAGTAATATTGGATTAGATTATTACAAAGTTCAATATTCAACTATTACAAAAACTGTTAAAGCATCAACAATAACTTTACCTGCGGATTGGTTAGGCAGCAGAACATTTATAATTAAGACTGTAGATATTTTAGGCAATGAATCAAGTGGAATAAATTTAGCTGTAACTAAACTTGTTCCAAATCCTGTTACAAATTTAAGAGCACAAGTTATTGATAATAATGTTTTGTTATATTGGGATTTGCCAAGCAAGACTACATTGCCAATTCAAAATGTTGAAGTTCGCAAAGGTGCTACTTGGGCAAGTGCAACAGTTATAGGAACCAAAGCAGGTGGATTTACTACATTACAAGAATTAACTGCGAATACTTATACATATTGGGTAGCAGTTAATGATACAGATAATAATCAATCAACTCCTGTTTCTATTTCTGCAAAAGTTAGTGCTCCACCTGATTTTGTATTTCATGCAGAATTTGCAAGTTCATTTACGGGAACATTATCAAGCGCAATAGTAGAGCAATCAAATGTTGTTATACCAGTTAATACAAGTGAAACTTGGGCGCAGCATTTCACTACGCGTAGTTGGAATTCTCCAGACGATCAAATTGCTGCTGGTTATCCTATTTATATTCAGCCAACGCCATCAAGCGGGTACTATGAAGAAGTATTTGATTTTGGCACTGAATTGGCATCAAGTAGAATCACTGTCACTTACACTGGCGTAACTATTGCTGGCACTCCAACACTTTCTTTGATAACAAGCGTTTCTGACGATAATGTTAGTTACACCCAAATTGGTTCTACAGATTCTTTTGCAACAAATTTTAGATATGTAAAAGTTAGATTAACTGTTACTGATGTAACTTTAAAAACTGTATATCGTTTAACATCATTGGATGTTAAATTAGATGCAAAATTGATTAACGATGCTAATACTGTTTCTGCAATCAGCACAGATACTAATGGAACGATTGCAAATTTTTCTAAAGAATTTATTGATGTTAGTAGCATCACGGTTTCTGCTAATGGTACAACCCCATTAACTGCAATCTATAATTTTAAAGATTCAAATATTATTTGCTCTTATTCTATTACAACAAATGTTTGTACAATAACCACAAGTGGATCTCCTGCGCCAGCGCATGATTTGATTGCAGGACAAAAAGTAAGATTATCATTTAGTAGTGGCGGCGGTATTGATGGGGTTTATACAGTTGCAAGTGTAATTAACAATAGTCAATTTACTGTGCCAATGGTTACAGCAAATACAAGCGGTAATGTAAGTATGTATCCGCAAGGTATTCGAGTTTATTTATTTAATAGCTCTGGCACTAGAGTTAATGGCGATGTAAGTTGGTCAATTAAAGGTTACTAAAATGGCAGATCACTCAAAACCTACCACAAGCAGTACGTATTCTAATTTTGTTTCTGAATTAGATGGGCGACTTGATGACATTACTTTAGGTTTAGACCCCGCTAATGTGACTCCTACTAATGTGCCGACCAATGCAATTAGATGGTCGAGTGCATCAAATAAATGGCAGAAGTGGAATGGCACTACTTGGAATGATTTATCTGCTAGTTACTCAATAAATATCAACGGCACGGTGGGTGCGACAACGCCTGCTGCTGGTACGTTTACCAACCTGACTGCAAATACGTCAGGCGTTATCTCAGTTAATACCAGTGGCGATGCACTCCGAATCACGCAGGTAGGCTCCGGCAATGCGCTGTTGGTTGAGGACAGCACGAATCCGGACAGTACGCCGTTTGCGGTTAAAGCTGATGGTGGTGTGATTGTTGGCTACACAACTTCTGTTACAGGAACTGGCCCCGCAACAGCCACTTCTCCGGTTGCGCAGGTTCATGGCATAACAAACAATACTTCCAGTCTTGGTCTATATAACTGGAGTAGTACAGGTTCGTTTGTCGATACACTTTCTTTTAATAGAAGTTTAAGTAATACAATAGGCACGTTTGGCGGCGCGGTTACTTCAGGTGTTGACCTTGGTGCGGTTTCATTTTCTGGTGACGATGGAACTTCATTTATTGAGGGCGCAAGAATTTTTGCCGAAGTAGACGGCACCCCCGGCACGAACGACATGCCCGGCAGGTTGGTGTTCAGTACGACTGCTGATGGCGCGAGTTCGCCTACTGAACGGATGCGTATCAACTCCAGCGGCAACGTGGGGATTGGTGCTTCATCACTTACAGGCTATGCAATTCTTTCGCAGAATAATATAACTGGCGCAACAACGTCTTACGGCATGGTTGCAGCCAACACTGTACAGTCAGATGTAACAACTACTGGAAGTTATTTCCAAACTTCTGGAAGAACAGCCGCAGCGTCATTTACATTGGCCAATATGCAGCACTTCACTGCTACCCAATCTACCATTGGCGCAGGTTCAACTGTTACCAACCAATACGGTTTTTCTGCCGCAAGCTCACTTACAGGCGCTACCAACAACTACGGCTTCCATTCCAACATTGCATCTGGCACAGGTCGCTGGAACTTCTATGCGAACGGGACGGCGGAGAACTTCTTCGGCGGTGCAACGACGGTCAGCGTCAACAGCACGTCCGATGCTTTGCGTATCACCCAGAACGGCACTGGTAATGCGCTGGTAGTGGAGGACAGTGCTAACCCTGATGCTTCACCGTTTGTGATTGATTCAACTGGTCGAATGATGCAGGGCATTACATCAGCAACCTTTCCCACTGAGTTTGCCAAGGCAGAATTGGCGATGACAAGGGCAACTGATAATGGCGTTGCTTTTATCCAGTACGCTAGAAAAGCGCGGGGAACAATTGGCAGTGAAACGGCGGTTTTGAGCGGTGACGATTTGTTCTCGCTGCAAATGTATGGGTATGACGGTGCTAGTTATATTCAAGCCGCACAAATCCTTGCAGAAGTAGACGGTACTCCCGGCACGAACGACATGCCCGGTCGCTTGGTGTTTAGCACCACGGCTGATGGTGAGAGTTCGCCTACTGAGCGTATGCGTATCAACTCCAGCGGCAACGTGGGGATTGGTACGACTACTCCAGATTGTGTGCTTGATGTAGTCGGCGGTATTCAAACTAGTCGCACTGGCGTAACTTCGCCAGCAGCAACAGATGGTAACGTCTTCTCAGGTACTTATACGCCAACATTGACCAACACAACAAACATCGCCTCTAGTACGGCAGCAGTTTGCCAGTATATGCGGGTGGGTAATGTCGTTACTGTTAGCGGTACAGTAACTATTGACCCAACAGCAACAGGTCGTATTGTGATGGGGATGACTCTACCTATTGCAAGTAACTTTGCTGGAGCAAATGAGTGTGGTGGTACGTTCGCTTCTTCTGGTACAACGACTGTCAACGTCGGTTCTATTGCAGCAGATAGCACAAATGATAGGGCAACTTTTGACGGGGTAACGGCAGATGCAGCAAGTCGTGTTTATGCGTTTTCATTTACCTACCGGATAATTTAATATGAATTATACGTTTACATTTTGGACTCCTCCTGATGGCGAACACAAGCTCATCATCACGTTTGAGGATGGCACGACCAAGGAATACAGGCAAGCCGATAAGGATGCGTACCTTGCTGACTATCCAGATCGTGCTGCGGATGTCGTAGCGATGGGTTGGTAATGTTTATCCTGACCATACTTACCCTTATCATAGGCATTTTGTGGCTTGGCGTAATACAGTCACTTGAGGGTATTGAACTGGAGTAATGCGGTGGAAGATTTAATTACAAAGATTGCAGTCGGTATTGGTGGCATTGGCGCTGGTGCATGGGGTATGTACCAAAAGATCAAGGCCGACAATCGTAGTAACAAGGCTGCTGATACTACGGACGCTGCATGGCAGCACGTCATCGCTACTCTGCGTGAGGAAGTCACACGCCTGTCAGAGAGATTGTCTACTGTTGAGGAACAGAACCGTAAGTGCGAGGAAGCTAACCATGCCTTGAACGAAGAGATCATTGCTATGAAGAAGCAGTTGCATTTGTTCTAATATGTGGATCCGCTAACCCTACTTGCTGCTGCCAATGCTGCTGTTGCTGCCGTCAAGAAAGGATGCCAGCTATACAAGGACATCAAGGGCGCAGCGGGTGAGGTTAAGGATGTACTGGATGATCTGAAGTCGCAGTTCCAGAAGATACCGAATCCGAGTAACGCGCAGAAGATTCAGTACAACGAGGAGGTTACAAGGGTACAGGAGATAGGTAAGTCTGATCCGAACGATGTATTCCTGCGTATCGGTAATGACCTTGGTGCGCTGATGGATGCGTATGATGCTATCGGTCAAGCGTTCCTACAGCAAGAGGCAGAAGCAAAGGAAGTGTACTCAGGCACAGATTCAATCGGTAAGCGTGCGCTGAACAGGGTCATCATCAGAGCAAGACTAGATGCCATGATCGTGGAACTGCGGGAGACAATGGTCTACAAAGCACCGCCTGAGTTGGGTGACCTGTGGACTAAGTACGAAAAGATGTGGCATCAAATTGTTGTTGAGCAAGATGAGGCGCACAAGCGAGAAACAGCAAAGTTAAAAAATGAAACAATCATTAGACGCAGGGCAGCAAGGAAAAGGAAGGAAGACGCGGTATGGATTGGCGCAATCCTTTTCGTCGTGGCGTGGTACGTCGGCCTCCTAGTAATGCTTCGTCTGAGCCAGACGTACCGTGGTCTTTACTCATCGCCGTGGTGGTCTTGTGTTTTGTGTTAGTCATTGCACTGCCTGTGATGGGCGTGATGTACATGGACATGAACAATGCAATGTATAGAGCAGCAGAAGAAACGCGCAAGATGAAAGAGTTGCGAATTAAAATTTTAAAAGAGATGAGAGGTGAGGAATGATTACAGTTGCTCAACTTAAACAAATGTTGCCAAAAAATCCGTATGTCGCAGACTGGCATGAAGCATTGTCTATATTGTTACCAGATTATTCTATCAATACTTCAAATCGTATT